TGAATAAATACTTATTATGACACATATTATGCACTCATCAACTTATCATCAACTATAATCGAGGTAGAGAAAAATGGCTTTTCAAGTTTCTCCAGGCGTAGCAATACGCGAAATCGATCTCACAAACGTCGTACCAGCAGTCTCTACTTCAATTGGAGCAACTGTTATTGCAGGCGTTAGAGGTCCGATAGAGGAGATTGTAACCATTACTTCTGAGAAAGAACTTGCAGACACATTCGGTGTGCCTACAGATGACACAGCGCAATATTTTTTTAATGCTGCTGCTTTCCTAAAGTACGGTAATAATCTTAAGGTGGTTCGTGCTGCCGGCAGCGGTGCAAAAAATGCAACGGCTGGTACAACAGGCTCAGGCACAGGACTTTTAATCAAGAACAAAGATCACTATGAAACCAACTTTGCAGATGGTTCAGCTTCTCAAGGCTGTTTCGCTGCAAGATTCGCTGGTGAATTAGGTAACTCAATCACTGTTTCTTATGTAACGAATTCAACAGCATTTGCTGCTTGGACAGATTATGCAGATTTGTTTGACTCTGCTCCAGGCACATCTGACTATGCCGTATCAAAAGGTGGTACAGCAGATGAAATGCATATCGTAGTAGTTGACGCAACTGGTTATATCAGCGGCGTTGCTGGTACTGTGTTGGAAAAATTTGCTTATGTATCACAAGCTCGTGATGCTAAGAAATTTGATGGCACATCAAACTACTATAAAGAAGTAATTAACTCAACATCAAACTACTTGTGGTGGATCGATCATGCATCTGATCTAACTAATGCTGGTTCATATGCTTCTGAAAACTTTACTACTGTTAACACACCATACGAAAAAACTCTTGCTGGTGGTAATGACGGTGGTAGTATTGACGAAGGCGATATTGATACTGGTTTCCAAGTATTTAACGATGCAGAAACAGTAGATGTTAACCTATTAATTAGTGCTCCAACTCTTGCTTCAACAGCAGGCGAAACTCAAGCAGCTAATTTAATTGCGATCGCAGAAAATCGTAAAGATTTAATCGCATTTATCTCTCCTCCAATTGGTGCTACAGCATCTTCAACAACTCCAAAACAAGACGTTTTAGATTTTGCTGATACACTAACATCTTCATCATATGCATTCTTAGACTCAACAGCTCTTAAGATCTATGATAAGTATAACGACGTTTACCGTTGGATCCCAGCAGCTGGCCATATGGCTGGTCTCTGTGCTAATACAGATGAAGTTGCTGACGCTTGGTTCTCACCAGGTGGTTTCAACCGCGGTCAACTATTAGGCATCACTAAGATTGCTTTCAATCCTAAGAAAGCTGAACGTGACGATTTATACAAAAAACGTGTAAACCCAATCGTTTCTTTCCCAGGTGAAGGTACAGTATTGTTTGGCGACAAGACTCTTCTTGCTAAACCATCTGCATTCGATCGTATTAATGTACGTCGCTTGTTTATCATCTTAGAAAAAGCTATCTCAACTGCTGCTAAGTATCAGTTGTTCGAGCTTAACGACGAATTCACTCGTGCTATGTTCCGTAACATGACAGAACCTTTCCTTCGTGAGATCAAAGGTCGTCGTGGTATTACAGACTTTAAAGTAGTTTGTGACGAGACAAACAACACAGGTGAGATCATCGACAGCAACCAGTTTGTTGCAGATATCTACATCAAGCCAGCACGTTCTATTAACTTTATTACTCTGAACTTCATCGCTACTCGTACAGGCGTTGACTTTGCAGAGATCGGAGGTTAATCATGGCTATTCTTGGCGTAGATGATTTTAAATCAAAACTGATTGGTGGCGGTGCCCGTCCTAATCTGTTCAAGGCAACAGTAAACTTCCCAGCTTTTGCAGGTGGTGAAGTTGAATTGACTAGCTTCTTAATCAAAGCTGCTCAATTACCAGCATCAACAATCGGTACAATTAACGTTCCATTCCGTGGTCGTCAAGTACTTATTGCTGGTGATCGTACATTCGAACCTTGGACAATCACAGTAATTAATGATATCGACTTCAAAGTGCGTAATGCATTTGAGCGTTGGATGAATGCTATTAATCAGCATCGTAACAACACTGGTTTAACAAACCCAGTCGATTATCAAGCTGATTTGTCAGTGGCTCAATTAGATAAAGCAGGTAATGAAGTGAAAGTGTATAACTTCCGCTCAACATTCCCAACAGCATTATCAGCTATTGAGTTATCATACGAATCAACAGACGTAATTGAAGAATTTACAGTAGAGATGCAAGTTCAATACTGGGAATCTGATACAACGTCTTAATTTAACGTTGGTAAATAGAAGGAGAGGGGAAACCCTCTCCCTCACTTTGTTATTATAAAAGGCATAAAAATGGAATTATTCGGCTTCGAAATATCTCGTAAAAAAGAAGAACTAGAACAAGAGAAGAAACAATCTTTTGTGGCACCTGATACCGATGACGGCGCGACCGTTGTTGCGGAGGGTGGGTACTTTGGTCAATACGTAGATATCGAGGGCACTAAGGCTAAGGATGACTCTGATCTTATTAAAAAGTATCGTGAGATCTCTCTTTATCCTGAGTGTGATGCAGCTATCACGGATATCGTCAATGAAGCTATTGTGGCTGATGATGATGTTCAGCCTGTTGATATTATTACAGATGACATAAAATATAATGATAAGATTAAAAAGCTTATCAAAGAAGAGTTTGATAATACAGTCAAGCTTTTAAAATTCAACAATAATGCACACGATATATTCCGTAAATGGTATGTTGATGGTCGCATTTACTATCATATGATTATTGACGAAAAGAATCCTAAGGAAGGTATCTTAGAACTTCGTCCTATCGATTCTATTAAGATTCGCAAGGTTCGTCAGCTAATCGAAGAAAAAGATCCAAAGACTGGCGCCAAGCTCGTTAAAGGATTCAACGAATTCTACATCTATAATGATTCGCTGATGGGTACGTTAACACATCCAGGTGGTATGGGTGGTTCTCGTCAAACACAAGGTCTTAAGATCGCTAAAGATTCAATTGTGTATTGTCCTTCAGGTTTAATAGACAGTACATCTAAGAGGATGCTATCATACCTCTTTAAAGCTTTAAAGCCAGTAAATCAACTACGTATGATGGAAGACTCATTAGTCATCTATCGTATGGCTCGTGCACCTGAACGTCGTATATTCTACATCGACGTTGGTAACTTACCTAAGGGTAAAGCTGAGTCATACTTACGTGATATTATGGCAAGATATAAAAACAAGATTGTTTATGATGCTTCTACTGGCGAGATCAGAGATGATCGTAAACACATGGCTATGTTGGAAGATTTTTGGTTACCACGTCGCGAAGGCGGTAAAGGTACTGAGATCTCTACATTACCTGGTGGTGAAAACCTTGGTCAAATTGAAGATATCATTTACTTCCAAAAGAAATTATATCGTTCATTGAATGTTCCTATGTCTCGTATGGAGACAGAGACTGGTTTCTCTCTTGGTCGTTCAAATGAAATCTCTCGTGACGAACTTAAGTTTAATAAATTTGTAAGTCGTCTACGTAAGAAGTTTGCAGACTTGTTTATGCAAGTCTTAAGAACACAATTGCTGTTAAAAGGTATCATCTCCAAAGAAGATTGGGAATCAATTAAAGAAGATTTAATCATCGACTTTAAGAAAGATAACTACTTTGCAGAGCTTAAAGATGGTGAGATCCTTAGAGAGCGTATGAATACCTTACAATTGGTTGATCCATTTGCTGGTAAGTACTTCTCACAATTGTGGATCCGTAAGAATATCCTTAAACAATCTGATGATGAGATTGAAGAGATGAATGCTGAGATGGAAGATGAACCACCATCAATGGAACAGATCAATCTACAGCAAGCACAAATGCAGATGGCAGCTGAGCAACAAGCTCAGGAGCCAACTCCAGATAATCCAGCTAATCCTTTACAAGCTGGATCAGATCAAATTACTAACGCGTGAAGACGCAATTTTTTATAAATATATTGAAAGAAGGCAATGATGAGTGAATTAGCTAATGATTTATTAGACGCTATAGCATCAGGCAATCAAGAGCAAATGCAAGCTCGATTCGCAGATGCAATGAATAGTAAGATTAATGATACCCTTCAAGCTAGGAAAATTGAACTTGCACAACGCATCTATGGCGATGTACAAGCTAAACAAGAAGCCGAAGCTGAAACCATTGATGATGCAGGTAATACAGAAACTGGTGAAACAGAAACGGTAGCATCTGAAAATGGATCTGAAGAGGCTTAAGAATATTCGTGAAAGCGGAAGAATACTATTAAGTCTTCCAGCTGGCACAGACAAAGTCGAGGTCAAAGAGGCTCTCGGCTCGTATGGCATTTATATTAACGACCAAAAGGTGGAAACCTTTAGGACTAAAGAGACAGCTTTTGAAGTTGCTATAGAAGCAGCAGAAGCTTTAGGGAAATAAAGAATGAAACTTATTACAGAACAAATTGATTCAGACATTCAGGTTATTACTGAAGCTAAACAAAATGGCTCTAAAGATTACTTCATTGAAGGTGTCTTTATGATGGCTGATTCACTAAATCGTAATGGTCGTATCTATGAATCAAAGATTTTAAAACCTGCTGTTGAAAAATATATTCAAGAGCAAGTTAAACAAGGTAGAGCTGTTGGTGAACTTAACCATCCAGATGGCCCAACAATCAACCTTGATAAAGTTTCTCACCTAATTACAGATCTTCGCTTTGAAGGTAATAATGTAGTAGGTAAGGCAAAAATCCTAAACACTCCTATGGGTCAAATCGTAAAAGGTTTGCTTGAAGGTGGTGTAAAATTAGGAGTATCATCTCGTGGTATGGGTAGTCTTGAGACTCGCAACGGTTCAAACTATGTGAAAGATGATTTTCACTTAGCAACCGTGGATATCGTTCAAGATCCATCAGCACCCGCAGCTTTCGTTAACGGAATCATGGAAGGTGTAGAATGGATCGTAGAGAATGGAATCTTTAAGCCTCAAGAAATTGAAAAGATTGAGACTGAAATTAAGAGAACGCCGAAGGCTCAGCTTGCTGAAGCTCAAATACGTGTTTTCCAACATTTCCTCTCTAAACTTTAACACTAAGGAGTGATTTGAATGTCACAACAAGATCTTAACAAAGATCAACTAGACGAAAAGCTTAGTGATGAACAACTCG